TCTAAATCTAATGACCATTGAGTGGGCAAATCGTGGCATCAACCTGTGGACGATCGAACAGGGGCAGATTCCAATGGTCACAGGGCAAGCTATATACCCCTTACCTATTGATACGATTGATTTGCTTGACACTGTGATCCGTACTGGGTCTGGTCAAAATCAGATTGACATCAACATTACCCGCATTTCTGAGTCCACATACATCACGATCCCAACTAAGAATGCACTGGGGCGTCCGATTCAAGTATGGGTAAACCGTCAATCTGGCAATACAAATGCTATACCGTCTGCAACGTTGTCTGCCTCTATTTCGTCTACAGATACAACAATCAATGTTTCATCGGCTGCGAGCTTGCCAAGTTCAGGCTATGTGAAGATTGATGACGAGATTATTGTCTATCAAAATGTGAGCGGTAATCAGCTATTAAACTGCTTTCGTGGGCAGGCAAACACAACTGCTGTTGCTCATAGTGCATTAGCTTCAGTTACTCAAATCTTTTTACCAAACGTGAATGTCTGGCCTACCCCCAATGCACCGGGCAACCAGTACACGTTTGTATATTACCGTTTAAGACGCATCCAAAACTCAGGTAACGGCATTTCTACACAAGACATCCCGTTTCGTTTTATTACGTGCATGGTCGCAGGTCTTGCGTATAACCTAAGCATTAAGTTGCCAGAGGTTGACCCAAATCGAATTGTGATGCTGAAAGCAGATTACGAGCAACAGTTTCAGTTGGCAGCAGATGAGGATCGTGAGAAGGCTCCTGTACGGTTTGTGCCGCGACAACTTTTTTACTAAGGTGACATATGCCTAGTAAATTTGCGTCAGGTAAATATGCAATTGCCGAGTGTGACCGTTGCGCTCAGCGATACAAGTTGAAAGAATTAAAGAAGCAGGTACTGAAGACTAAGCTGTACAACATCAAGGTTTGCCCGTCTTGTTGGGACCCCGATCAGCCACAGTTGCAATTGGGTATGTATCCAGTCAATGACCCGCAGGCAGTGAGAGAGCCAAGGCCAGACGTTAGCTATTTGGTTTCCGGCACAAGTGGTTTGCAGATTGCTTTGACGGATACAAATGCGCCGATCGGCATTGGTTATCCTGAAGGTGGTAGCAGGGTTATCCAATGGAATTGGAACCCCGTAGGTGGTCCTGCAGATGACGGCTTAACGCCAAACGATTTATTGGCGACTGGTCAAGTAGGTACAGTTAGTATAGAAATAATATGAAAATATGCACGGTTTGTAATGTAAGTAAAGATAATTCGTTGTTTGAACCACAGCGTAGGCAGTGCATTGAGTGCCGAAAAACTTATCAGAAAATGAACCGTAAGCGATATTACCAAAAAACTCGAGATAAAAGTATTTTAGCCGCGAAGCAGTGGAGGGATGAAAATGCTAATCGTCGCAAAAAACTACGTGCGATAGAGTACTCAAACAACGCTGTTAAAGCTAAAGAAGCTGCTAAACAATACCGTAAGGATAACCCAGCCAAAGTAAATGCTTGGTCACGTAAACGGCAAACAGCTAAATTACACAGAACCCCATCGTGGCTTACAGAAGATGATTATTGGATGATTGAACAAGCATATGAATTGGCGGCGTTACGTACAAAAATATTTGGCTTTTCATGGCATGTTGACCATATAATCCCATTGCAAGGCAAATTGGTGTCTGGGTTACATGTGCCAACAAATTTACAAGTTATACCTGCGTCAACAAACCAACGCAAAAACAATAGTTACATTACTTAGGAGCCTATCATGGCGTATAAAAGCGGCGCAGACGGTGTTACCAAAACCGGCAGAACCAAAGGCAAAAATCTTGGCGACTCAGGCCCATCAGTGGGTATTGAGGGCGGCAAGGGTAAAAAAGGTGCAAGCACCGTTACGTCAATGGCAATGAAAAAAGTTGGTCGTAACATGGCTCGTGCTAACAACCAAAAGTGAGATTGTCATGGCTAAATTTAGCTCAAAAATGATGGGTAAAGAAGTTGGTCAAGCTGATAAATATGCTGAGCCGCACACTATGAAAGGTGGTGCAGTTAGTATGGAAGATGCGGTTAGTCGAAAGCCTGACCCAAACACTTTTTCTGCTGATCAAGTTAGTCCACGCACTTTAGCTATGCGCGTTGCCATTGGTAACCCCGGTCGTGACGATGTTAAAGCTGATGGTATCGAGACTCGCGGCAACGGTGCAGCAACTAAGGGTCGTATGGCTCGCGGACCAATGGCTTAAAAATGAATTACGCCCAGTTATCAACTGCCATTCAGGATTATGCGGAGACCTTTGAACAGGTCTTCATCGACAACATCCCGAACTTTGTGCAGCTTGCTGAAGAGCGCATCTACAACGCGGTGCAGATTCCTGCAATCCGCCGCAACGTGACAGGCAACTTCACGGCTGGGGACAAGTATTTGTCTTTGCCAACAGACTACTTGGCAACATTCTCGTTGGCTGTAACTGACTCCAATGGCGAGCAACAGTTTCTGTTGGACAAAGATGTAAACTTTATTCGTCAGGCTTACCCAAGCCCAAGCGACACAGGGTTGCCAAAGTACTTTGGTCAGTTTGCCCCGTACACGTTCATCATCGGTCCAACGCCGGATCAGAGTTATGTTGTTGAATTGCACGAATACTATTACCCAGAGTCGATTGTTACTGCGGGTACGTCATGGGTGGGCGATAATTTTGAAACAGTGTTGCTGTATGGCTCACTGCGCGAGGCTGTGATTTTTCAAAAGGGCGAGCAGGACATGGTCGCTTACTATGAGAAGATGTATCAAGAGTCAATGGCTCTGCTCAAAGACCTTGGTGATGGAAAAGAACGTCGCAGTGCCTACCGTGACGGACAACTTAAACTCCCGGTTCCGGGGCCTGTACGATAATTTTAGGAGCCTACTATGGCAATCACGCAAGCGATGGCAACGTCTTTCAAGGTTGAAATCCTTGATGGCATCCACAATTTTGGCACTGGCGTTGTCCGTGCTTCGACCGCAGCCGACACGTTTAAGATTGCGCTGTACACCTCAGCAGCAACACTGGACGCAACGACCACTGCTTATACAACCTCTAACGAAGTTGTTGGTACTGGCTACACGGCTGGTGGCAACACACTGACAATCTCAGTGGTTCCTGTATCGTCAGGCACTACAGCGTATCTGTCGTTCTCAAACAGCTCATGGTCATCGGCAACTATTACTGCTCGCGGCGCAATGATCTACAACAGCACACAGAGCAACAAGTGCGTGGCTGTGTTGGACTTTGGCTCTGACAAGACTTCGACTGCCGGTACATTCACTGTTGTGTTCCCGACTGCTGCTGCCGGTACTGCAATTATTCAGATTGCTTAATAGGAGCCTGACATGGCTCTGGTGCTTGCGGATCGAGTACAAGAAACCAGCACAACTGCTGGTACGGGAACACTTACGCTTGCTGGTGCGCTAACCGGTTATCAGACGTTCTCTGCTGGTATTGGCAACGGTAACTCTTGCTACTACACTATTACGAACGCAGCGGGTAGCTGGGAAGTTGGCATTGGTACATACACCTCAGCGGGTAATACGCTGTCACGCACGACCGTCTTGGCTTCATCAAACTCAGGCAGTTTGGTAAGTTTTACAGGCACACTGAACGTGTTTGTGACATACCCCGCAGAGCGTATTACTAATAGTGGGACATTTTAGGAATAGATCATGGCACAAGCAGGCTTTTTACCAATTCAAACGTACTACAGCACAACAGCTTCAGCTACACCTTCTGCAAGCAATCTGGCAAATGGTGAGTTAGCTGTAAACATTACTGACGGCATTCTTTATTACAAAGACAATACAGGTAATGTTCAGGTTATTGCGTCAAAAGCGTCAGCTGGAACTGTGTTCCCCGCCAACTATGTACCTTACGGCAACGGTACGTCTGCTTTACAAACTTCGGCTAATTTGCAGTTTAGTGGTACTGCGTTAACCGTTGTGGGTACGTCATATTTAGGCGCAGCAGCGGGTGCGGAATCATTGCGTGTCACGCCTGTTGCTAGTGCGGTAAATTATTTGCAGGCTGCGGGGGCTGTTACAACTTCTTCGCCATCAATTACAGCGGCAGGTTCTGACACTAACATTGGGCTTACCTACACCTCTAAAGGCACAGGCACACAGCTATTTAATGTAGGCGCTAACTCTGTACTGCGTTTAGACAATAGCACAGGTAACACGCTTCAGCTTTATTCAGGAGGTAGTTCATACAATTTAAATTTTATTGGCTCAGATACCAATATTTCTACAACTTATCAGGCAAAAGGGTCTGGATTCCACGGGTTTGCAACAGGTGGTGGCTATCAATTTTTAATCACTAATACAGCCTCAGCAGTTAATTACCTCACCGTAACAGGTAGCGCTACGGGGAACTCCACTTCCTTGGCTGCATTAGGCTCAGATACCAACATCAGCATTACCTTGACCCCCAAAGGCACGGGCAAGACCGCGTTTACAGGCACGGGTTACTCGCCCAACTTTACGTTGACCGATGCAGCTACAATTGCGTGGGACACCACAACAGCGGGCGGGCAAGTGGCTACATTTACTTTTGTGTCATCAAATCGCACAATGGGCGCACCTACGGGTTTGGTAAACGGCGCGTTTTATGCGTTGGCTGTGATTCAAAATGCAGGGTCTAATACGCTCACATGGAACTCGGTGTTCAAGTGGGCTTCTGGTACTGCACCAACGCTGTCTACCGCTGCCGGGGCAAAAGACTTCTTCACCTTCCGCTCTGACGGCACAAATCTCTATCAACAAGGCATCTCACAGGCGGTGGCGTAATGTTTCCGGTATTAGCTGGCGCTAACCCTACAGGCTACAACCTCACACGCTCGCTGCGGTTTAGGGCGAGTGCGTCTGCGTATTTGAATCGGACTAATACTGGCACAGTTACTAACAACGCTGTGTGGACTTGGAGCGCTTGGGTCAAGATTGGAAATTGGCCTTCTGGCAATGCCGCTATTTTATTTGGTAATGGCGTTAACGGCGGCACAAACGAATCGTCAATTAAATTCACAAACAACCAGCTAGAAGTTATCAATTACGTCAGCAGCACAGTGCAATCACGACGTGTTACAACGCAAGTATTTCGTGACCCATCTGCTTGGTATCATTTTGTTGTTGCAAGCAACAGCTCTACTGCGCTTAACCTATACGTTAATGGCGTGCAAATCACATCGTTTGGCACAAGTACTGGGCCAAGTGCGGCGGAATGGGCATTAAACACAGCATCGACAGCAACCAATATTGGGTATTTAACATCAGCGCAGTATTTTGACGGCTACCTAGCAGAAGTCAACTTCATTGACGGTCAAGCCCTAACCCCCTCATCATTCGGCTCAACCAACGTTCTCACAGGCGTATGGCAACCCGCACGGTACACAGGCACATACGGCACAAACGGTTTTTATCTCCCCTTCACAGACAACTCTGCGCTGACTACAAGCAGCAACGTAGGCTTGGGTAAAGACTTCTCAGGCAACGGCAATTACTGGACAACGAACAACATCAGCATCACGGCTGGTGTGACGTATGACAGCATGGCTGATGTGCCTACGTTGACGAGTGCTACGGCGGCTAACTATTGTGTATTGAATCCGTTGAATGCAGAAACAGGCATGACGGGTACGCTTGCGGGTGGCAACCTTAATATATCGGGCAGCGGCGGCAAGCGTTCAACAATTGCTGCTCGGACAGGTAAGTTTTATTGGGAGTTTGTTAGCAATAGTGGTGCAGGTGCTAATTTTCCAATTTCAGGCTTGTATGTGGCGGGGCTTGGAACGTATTGGCCCGGCTACGATGCCAATTCATTTGGTTATTTTCAGGGCGGTGACATTTACTATAACGGTTCATCTGTGCTTACCGTTAGTTCATTTACCGATGGCGATTTGCTTGGTTTTGCTTGGGACGCTGACACAGGTAAAGTGTGGGTCGCTAAAAATGGCACTTGGCAAAATTCAGGCAATCCTGCTGCGGGTACTGGGCAAGTAACAACCATTTCTACTGGCGTAGACCGTGTTGTTGGGGCGTATTCATCTTCCGGTTCATCAACTATTAACTTTGGTCAGCGTCCGTTTTCATACACACCCCCCACAGGTTTTGTAGCCCTGAACACATACAATTTGCCAACAAGCACCATCCTCAAGGGCAACACGGTGATGGATGCTACGTTGTATACGGGTAATGGCTCGACACAAAGTATTGTTAATGCGGGTGCGTTTAAACCCGACCTAGTATGGGTTAAATGTCGTTCATTGGGGTACGGCAATTATTTAGAAGATTCTGTGCGTGGTGTTGGTAAGGACTTATCATCCAATTCAACTAATGCAGAAGCCACTTTTAATCTGCTTACATCGTTTAACAGCAATGGGTTTACAGTAAGCACTAGTAGCGGAACATACCTTGCATCAAACGATAGCGGTCAAACTTTTGTCGGCTGGCAATGGCAAGCAGGGCAAGGTTCAACATCAAGCAACACCAACGGCTCAATCACATCGACTGTGAGCGTTAATGCGTCTGCCGGATTTTCGATTGTCACTTACACAGGTAACGGCACAAACGGTGCAACGGTTGGTCATGGGCTTGGTGTCAAGCCATCGTTGATTATTGAGAAAGGTCGTGCATCAACGTATAACTGGGTTGTACAAGGTTGCGGTGTATTGTGGTCTACGGCTACGCAGACTTTGTTTTTGAACAACACCAGCGGTTTAAATGCTGGTAGCGCCATTGCTGCGCCAACATCATCAGTGTTTACACCGGCGGCTCTTTCGTACGCAAACGAAAGTGGTTTAGGTTATGTTGCCTACTGCTGGACACCTATAGCAGGATACTCAGCGTTTGGTAGCTTAACTGGTAACGGCAGCACGGACGGTGTGTTTGTATACCTTGGGTTTAAACCTCGGTTTATTCTTTATAAGCGCACAGACACAACAAGCGATTGGCGTATTTGGGATACAGCAAGAACACCATACAACGCTATGAGTTCAATTCTTTACCCTAACACTTCTGATGCTGAGTACACAGCAACAACGCAAGATTTTGATGCGCTTTCAAATGGGTTCAAAATTAGAAATAACTCTGCTGCAATTAACGCATCTGGTGGCACATACATATACGCCGCCTTCGCAAGTAACCCTTTCCGCAACAGCCTTGCTCAATAGGAAAACAAATGTTTGCAATCATTTCCAACGGCGTTATCGCCATGTTAATCCCCGCTGGCACAGCTTTTGAGTGGGATGGTACGCAATACCCAGCCAATTGGTGCAACCTGTCTAGCCCCGAAGAAAAGGCGGCTATCGGCATGGTTGATGTGGTGTACGGTCAATATCCTTCAGATGTCTATTATTGGATTAGCCAAGACGCACCTGTCTACAACGGCACGGTGGTTGAGATTAACTACACCGCTACGCCTAAAGACTTGTTTGAGTGCCAGTCTAATGCGGTCAACGCAACAAACGCAGCGGCTTACTCAATCCTCTTGCCAACCGACTGGATGGTTGTTAAGGCTGTTGAAACAGGCGGCACAGTCGCACCCAACTGGAACACATGGCGTCAAACAATTCGCACACAGGCTGCCGACTACATCACGGCAATTAACGCTTGCACGACTGTTGACCAGTTAGCTGCTTTGCCACCTGTGGTTTGGGCGCATGACCCGAATTACACACCCCCTACTGGAGCGTAAATAAATGCTTGGGTTTACCCCGATTGCTGGTGCATCGTTTGCGGCTACGGGGGTAGATTCGGTAAGCATTAACGTAACGGGTTTAATTGGCACAGGTTCGGTTCGCTCGGTTAGCATTACGGCAGATGCAAGCGTTACGCTTACTGGAGTACGTGGCACAACAGCTCTTGGCACTGCAACGGTAAATGCGGGTGCTTCGGTAAACGTCACTTATGTGCGTGGTACTACTGCGCTAGGCACAGCTTCGGTTACTGGTACTGCTAACGTAACTCCAACAGGTGTGGTTGGTACAGGTTCGGTTCACTCGGTTATTGCTACCGCTGACGTAAGTGCTGCTGTTACGGGCGTGACAGGCACAGGCTCGGTTGGTATTGCCTACGTTGTGCAGAGCGCGGTTGTTAACGTTACTGGAGTGCGCGGTACAACTGCTCTTGGCACGGCAACTGCCTTCTCAACCGTAGTTGTTAATGTCACCGGCGTCACGGGTACTACACGCTTAGGCAACGTCAACGCCACGGCAAACGCTGATGTCTTTGTGACTGGACTGACCGCCTACGGCAGGATTGGTGACTTCATGGTCTGGAGCGACATTGTCCCCGCGCAAACAGCAAATTGGGTTGACGTAAACGCTTCACAGACTAACAATTGGCAAGACGTATTGGCTGCTTAAAAAGGATTTACTATGCCATCAACTTACTCACCATCACTCAAAATCGAACTTATCGGTGACGGCGAACAGTCCGGTACATGGGGTCAAACGACCAACAAGAACCTTGGCACATTGCTTGAACAGGCAATCACTGGGGTGCAGACAATTACCATGCTGGATGCTGACTACACGCTAACTGATTTAAACGGGCTGTCAGACGAAGCACGTAACGCGGTTATCATAGCAACAGGCACACTGACCGCTCAGCGCAACGTCGTGGCTCCGCTGGTCAATAAGGCTTACGTCGTCTACAACAACACCACCGGCGGGTTCCCCATCGTGTTTAAAGCCTCAACAGGCGCAACGGTAACTGTTGGTAACGGCGTAAAGCAGAACGTATACTGTGACGGATCAACTGGCTTTTACTCTGCCATTACACTCTCTGGAGGTACGTTCTGATGATTATCGAAAACCAAGCAACTGATACAGAAGCCGCGCACAAGATTGAAATTCTCTGCCCGAGTTGCAGTGCGGACGTAACCCAAGAAGAGCTGGACAAAGCGCAATGCTCAGACTGCGGTGCTGACCTAGCCACGCCACAACAGAACGTTGAGATTCACGCAACCTCTGTGCCGATGTTTGCTATTACGTTTGGATAAGCTATGGACCCGCTAACCATCCTTGCTGCGCTTGGCCCACTTGCCGTAGACCTAGGGAAATCCCTTATAGGTCGTTTTATTCAGACCGACGTTTACAAGCCAGTGAACATCAACGAATACGTCCAGATGCGCCAGACTGATTTGCAGATGTTTCAGGCGATGAACGCTGCTGGTGGTACTGGCACAACCTATCCGTGGGTTGAAGCTGTTGTGAGGCTTATGCGCCCGTCTGTTGGGCTAATTGTGCTTGGCACTTGGGCATTCATGCAGTTGTCTGGTCAAGACAGCCCTGCCGTAAATAACTTTGCTTCAGCCGTTGGGTTCTACTTGTTTGGTGACCGCACCTTGTTTTACTCGCAAAAGAAATGAAAGACAACTGGAAACAATCGTTTGACTACATGCAAGAGTCAGAAGGCGGGTTTAGTGACGACCCTGATGACAATGGCAACTGGCTTCCTGATGGCAGAAAAGGCTGCACCAATCTTGGTGTAACGCAAACAACTTGGGAGTCTTGGGTTGGTAGACAGTCAAACGAAAAAGAAATGCGTAACCTCACTCATGCGTTGGTTGAACCCATGTACCGCCGTAAATTCTGGGATGCGGCTCATTGCAACGATTTGCCAAACGGTGTGGATTATCTTGTGTTTGACCTCGCTGTTAATGCTGGGGTTGGTCGCGGTGCTAAGACTTTGCAAAGTGCTGTTGGTGCAACGCCTGACGGGGCAATCGGTCCGTTAACGTTAGCTGCGGTCAGTAAGTTTAATTCCACAGAACTTGTCAACAAGTTTACCGACGAAAAAGTGGCGTGGTATAAAAGTTTAAAGAACCCAAAATACGAACAAGGCTGGCTTAATCGTGCAGAAATTGTTCGTCAACGTGCTTTAAAGATGGTGGGCTAAAAATGCTCCAGAAACTTCAGTTCAGACCCGGTTTAAACCGCGAGGGTACTGACTACGCCAACGAAGGCGGGTGGTATGACGGGGACAAAATTCGGTTTCGCTCAGGCTTTCCCGAAAAGATTGGCGGCTGGACTCGGCTGTCTGACAACACATACCTAGGCACTGCGCGTTCGCTGTGGAATTGGGTTGACCTGTCTGGCAACAATTACCTTGGTGTTGGCACAAGCCTTAAATACTACATTGAGCTTGGCGGTACGTACTACGACATTACCCCGATCCGCAAGACCGTTAACCCAATGGCAAACAACCCGTTTGCTTCTGCCTACAGCACATTGAATGGCAGCATTACCGCAACGGCTACAAGCTTAACTTTGGTTTCTGGTGCGTCGTTTTCAAACTCGCCCGGCATCATCAAGATCGGCACTGAACAGATTTTCTTTACCAGCAAGACTGGCAACGTCTTAAATGGTTTGATTCGTGGCTATAACGGCACAACGGCTGCAACTCATCCAACCGGTGCGGCAGTGGGTTGTTCGACCATTACAGTTACCGATGTGGCAAACGGCGCAACAAAAAATGATTTTGTGACTTTCAGTGGTGCAACAGCTTTTGATGGATTTACTACGGGCAACCTGAACGCTGAGCAAGAAATCTACAACATCATCAACGCTAACACATACACCTTCAATGTTAGCGGCGTGTTCTCAACCAGTGCTACGTCTGGTGGCGGGGCTGCTGTTGTTGCTGCGTATCAAATTAACACCGGTCTAGATACATACGTTACTGGCACAGGCTGGGGTTCGGGTACATGGGGTCGTGGCGGCTGGGGGTCTGGTGCGGTTACAACAATCGGTAATCAATTACGCTTGTGGTCAGATGACAACTACGGTCAAGACTTGGTGATTGCACCTCGCGCAGGAGCTATTTATTACTGGAAAGCCAGCACTGGTGTATCAACACGCGCACAGCTCTTATCCGACCTGTCAACGTCTGAAGGCTACTCAGGCACGTATGTGCCGTATGAGACGTACCAAGTGATTGCTTCTGCAATTCAGCGTTTTATTATTGCTTTTGGTGCAAATCCTTATGTGTCAGGCATCCCAAACACCACGTTTGATCCGATGCTTGTGCGTTGGTCTGATCAAGCCAATGCTTACCAATGGGTTCCAGAGGTAACAAACCAAGCCGGTGAGTTCAGGCTGTCCAACGGTTCGTACATCATGCAAGCAATTGCAACGCGCCAAGAGATTCTGGTTTGGACTGATTCATGCCTGTATTCAATGCAGTACCTTGGACCGCCATACGTTTGGAAGTTTGAGATTTTGATGGACAACATTTCCGTCATCTCGCCAAACTCAATGATCACAATCAACAACGTAACCTACTGGATGGGTACGGACAAGTTCTACATGTACTCAGGTCGTGTAGAAACACTGCCCTGTTCACTGCGCCAGTATATTTTTGACGACATCAACCAAGATCAGTCATACCAAGTGTTCTGTGGCGGCAATGAAGGTTACAACGAGGTCTGGTGGTTCTACTGTTCAGGCACATCAAACACCGTCGATAAGTATGTGATTTACAACTACCTTGATCGCGTCTGGTATTACGGCTCGATGGCTCGCACGGCATGGCTTGACTCTGGTATTCGTCGCTACCCAATGGCTACAAACTACGACAACCGTGTGTTGTACCATGAGTCAAACGTTGATGATGTGGCTGGAACCTCCCCCGCGCCAATCGATGCGTATGTGCAGTCGTCAGACTTTGATATTGGTGATGGTCACAACTTTGGGTTTGTCTGGCGTATCTTGCCTGACGTTAACTTTAATGGTTCAAACGTGGATCAACCTGCGGTAACCATGACAGTTAAGCCTCGGCAAAACTCAGGTTCACCTTACGGGCAGGCGGATAACCCAACGGTACAGAGCAACGATAACTACACCAATCGGGGCGTGTACAACATCCAAGAGTTTGACGGTCAGGTCTATACTCGCCTGCGCGGGCGTCAAATGGCGTTCAGGATTGAGTCCACAGGGCTTGGGGTGGCTTGGCAGCTTGGCACGCCGCGAATTGACATTCGCAACGACGGCAGGCGATAGGGTAAACCCTTATGGCAATCATTACTCAAATAGCGACCTTGCTTCGTGGCACAAAGGCTCCCAACCAGCCAATTGCCCCGGTTGAGTACGACCAACGGTTTCAGGATCAGTTTAGTAACGTTTTGCGTTTGTATTTCAACACGCTAGATAACTTCACAAACACCCTGACATCCACTGCGGGCGGCAGCAACTTGCGCTTTCCAAACGGTGCGTTTCATCAAGACGGTGTCACAGCTCTAACGGCAAACATTAGCAACGTATCAACAACGCCCATTGCGGTTACATCAACGGCAGACTTTTTGAGTGCGGGTGCGATACTGATTGGCACTGAGCTTATTCAGTACACAGGCAAAACACCCACAACATTTACGGGGATTACCCGTGGCGCATACGGTTCAACAAAAGCCGCGCACACATCTGGAGCTGCTGTATCTGAAGCACAGCCTGTACCATCGCCAACTACAGCTTTAACCGTTGTATTCACTCAAACTGACGTTGCCAATCAAGTAGCCATTGATCCCACCGACAAGACTAAGATTGTTTTTGATGTGGCTGGTTATTACAACGTGCAGTTTAGTATCCAGCTTTTAACGTTTGACTCTTCCATTGACAACGTAACTCTGTGGTTTAGGCAAAACGGTGTAGATGTGGCAAACAGCGCCGGTATTGTGTCTGTTCCAGCTATTCACGGTGGCGTCCCCGGTGCGGCAATTATTTCTTGGAACTTGGTCTTACCGCTAAACGCTGGGGATTACGTTCAACTGCTTATGGCTTCTGATTCTGGCAACACGGTAGCGGCAACATACCCCGCAGGAACAGCGCCAGTACACCCTGCATCACCGTCCATAATTCTTACGGCAACCTTTGTATCTGCGCTATACGCATGATAATATTGAATAACTTGTTTAAACGAGGAAAGGCATGAACCTTGAAGCCTTAAAGCCCAACACAGAGTACGTCCCTGTCGAGCATGAGTACATTGAGTTCGCAGAGGTTGACGACATCTGGGTTCGCGCTTACTCAATTAAAAAGGCAGAGAGCATTGCCGGACAGCATGTCCATACGCACGATCATATCACTCTTGTTTCGCGTGGAACGGTTGAGGCTTGGCAAGATGGCGCGTTGATGGGTGTGTATGTAGCACCTGCAATTATCAAAGTACAAGCAGGCAAACAGCACGCATTTAAAGCACTTACTGACGATGTAGTCTTTTGTTGTTTACACAACTTGCGCGGCACGGGTCTTGAGTCGCCAGAAATTATGGAAGGGGCGTAACCATGCCTATTATGTGGGGTTTAGCAATTGGCGCTGCAATGGGTGGCGGTATCGCTGCACTGCAACATAAAGACGTATTGACCGGCGCTTTGATGGGTGGCGCTACTGGCGCTTTGGGTGGTGCTTTGGCTCCCGCTGCATTAGGTAGTGAGGTTGCGGTTGCATCAGCAGTGCCCGCGCCTGCCCCGATTGCTGGTTCTGTGTTACCTGAAGCCAGCGCAGGTATTACATCGTTACCTTCAAGCGGTGTGACTGTTAACGGTACGTCTTTATTAGGAAATCAAGTTCCTAGTGCTATGGGTAGCTTGTCTACTGGAGCTGCACCGCTTTCAGGTGTTGTACCTTCTCAGACTATAGCTGATACGAGTTCGGCGCTTTCTGGTACATCTGCTGCTTCAAATGCGGGTAAAGGGTTTTTTGACTCAGGTATTGGTAAATGGGTTGCTGAAAATCCCGGTAAAACCGCATTAGGTGTTGGCGCTTTGGGGTTAACAGCATTTAAACCATCCAGTAGTAGTGGCGGCGCGGGGCAAAAGACAAGTTACATTCGCCCGTATAAATACAGTCAAACAGAAAATCCAGAATATGCTGGTGCTGGCACACCGTATTTCAAACAATCATACACAGCTCAAGAGCCTGTAAATGCAAATGATTGGGGTACGCGCACAACGATGGCTGATGGTGGTATTGCGGGTCTTGCGCAAGGCGGTCAACAAAGTGGGTTATCCCAACAAGATAATTTCTTGGGTCAAAATGCAATTTATCCAACTTCACATATTGACCACACTCAGTACGCTACATCTTCACAGTTGCCAACAAGCGCTGCAATCCGCGACTCTGACTACGATACACCTACTACGCCATATGCAGGACAAGAATACACGCGCATGGCTGAAGGTGGTGAGGCAGAAGCCAAAGAAGCTCCTCAGGCTGTAGCTTTACCCGCTGCGCAACAACAAGGCAACCCAACGCTTGCGGCACTAATGGCAATACAACAGGCTCAAACCCCTCAAGTAATTGTGCCTCAAGGCATTACGCAACCAATGATTCAGCCAGAATTGGCGCAAATTCAACAACACTACGCAACACCACAACGACAAGCTCCTGAGGCGTTTCAATACCAACAACCTGCCTTTGTAAAATATGGTAATGCGTACACAAATGGCACGGCTGGTGGTGCAGGGGGAGCCGCCGGTGTAGCGGGTGCAGGTGGTGCGGGTGCTGCTGGTATTGCTGCTCTTGCCACTAAAAAAGCCGCCGCCTCTCCTGCTTCCTCTGCTGTTGCGGGTGATTCTTCCGCGCCTCAAATTGCTGAGGTCTATGACTATGCCAACAACACGCCAACGCGTCCTTATAACCCGACATCAGGTTCGCCTGAGTTCAACATCCCGTCTAATGTGCCTGTTGATCCATCAAGTGGTTTAGCTGCAATACAGCAACGTTATGCCAACATGGGATATACGGACTATGTGCCTAGCGCTACCAATACAGACCAAGGCGCAGCTAATGGTGGTCTGATGCCACAAAACTTACAGTATGCAATGGGTGGGGGTATTGGTGACCTTGGCTCATACTCAGACGGCGGTAGGTTACTAAAAGGACCCGGCGATGGCGTCAGCGATAGCATCCCTGCTCAAATTGGTCGTCATCAGCCTGCTCGTCTTGCTGATGGTGAGTTTGTCATTCCTGCTCGGATTGTTTCTGAATTGGGGAATGGGTCTACAGATGCCGGTGCTAAACGTTTGTACGCCATGATGGATCGCATTCAAAACAATAGACGTAAGACTGTCGGTAAGGGTAAAGTAGCTGTTAACTCTAAATCAGACAAATACTTGCCAGCATGAACGTACAACACGTACCTATTGAGTTTGTGAATCAGGTATGGGTTCAGGCTGAAAGTTTTATAAAAGATGCAATTGAGCAGCAAGAAGGTGAACAAGACTACACGCTAGATCAAGTCAAAACGCTTGTGGTAACTGGGCAGTGGTTATTGCTTGTAGCCTCGAACGAAGAAAACGAGATTAGGGGTGCTGCAACGGTTAGTTTTTCAAACCGACCTAATCATCGTGTGGCGTTTATTACTTACATTGGGGGGCGGCTAATCACTAACCCCGGCACGTTTCAACAGACGTGTGCAATCCTAAAGCGCTACGGTGCTACATGTATTGAAGGTGCGGTCAATGAAGCTGTGGCTAGGCTCTGGCGGCGTTATGGGTTCACTGAAAAATATTCGATAGTCGGGGTAACTATATGAAGTACAACCATTTTGACATGCTGCCTGAACGGGCTTTCTTAAAAGTCGGCGGCAAGATCATGCCTCAAGGCGGCGGTGGCGGTCAACCAACGCAGACTACCGTACAAAACACTTCAATCCCCGAATACGCGCAGCCATACGTCGAAAGCACGCTTGGTAAAGCTGCTGCTTTAACGAACATCACAGACAATCCGTATCAACCATATCAAGGTCAACAAGTTGCTGGGTTTACTCCTTTGCAAATGCAAGCGCAACAAAATGTTGGCAATCAACAAATAGCACCTCAGTTAGCTGATGCGTCAAACATGGCGTACATGACCGGTCAGTATGGTCTTGGCACTCAAGGCACGGCTGCTCAACTTCAAAACGCTTCGCTTGGGTACGGTGCATTAGCTGCGGACACTGGGCGTCAATACGCTCAACAAGCCACAAATCCGTATGCTCAACAAGCGTACATGAACCCGTATTTGCAAAACGCATTGCAGCCTGCATTGCAGGAAGTGCAACGTCAATACGACATTACCGGCGCTCAAGAAATGGGCAACGCTACGCGATCAGGTGCGTTTGGTGGAAGTCGTGAAGCGTTAATGGCTGCTGAAAATCAGCGCAACAAGAACATGGCAATGAACCAAATGATTGGTCAGGGCTATAACACTGCATTTCAACAGGCTCAACAAGCGCAGCAGTTTGGTGCAAACCTTGGGTTACAAGGGCTGCAGGCGGGTCAACAAGGCGTTCAAGGCGCGGTTGGTGCTGGGCAGTATGGTCTGGCTGGTCTTGGGCAAGCAGGTGCTGCAGCTTCTACGTTAGGTCAATTGGGTCAAACCCAGTTTGGTCAAGAGCAGGCTGCTAACCAAGCAATGCTCACGGCGGGTACACAGCAACAACAGTTGCAGCAAAAAGGTCTGGATACTGCGTACCAGCAATACGTGGCGCAGCTTAACTACCCATATCAACAGATTGGCTTTATGTCCGACCTGTTGCGTGGTCTGCCATTGACTCAACAGTCAACGTCTATGTACCAGAACCCAAGCATGATTTCACAAGCTGCCGGTCTTGGCACTGCGGGTATTGGTGCGCTTGGTTTGTACAACCAAATGAATAAAGCAGAAGGCGGTGAGATTAAAGAAACCCGCATGGCTGATGGCGGCATCACCAAACTGTTCGACGTGGGCGGTGAGATTAAGTCTGATCTGTATCAGATGGAGCCACAAGACCTGCAGAAGTACATCACGCAAAGTTCAAGCCCAGCGGTTAAACGCATGGCTCGTCAAATTCTTGCCGAAAAAACTTTTGCTGCGGGGCAAGAAAACGCAGGTGTTACGCAGTTGCCTAGCAATTTACCAGTCATGGGGCATGCGGATGGCGGCATCATTGCGTTTGCTGATGAAGGGCAAGTTGTTGACCCAGTTAAAAATGCAACACCAAAAACATCTACGTATGGTGAGCTTCCGCTTATGAGTCCTGAAGCTCGAGAAAATTTTTCTCAGTATCAACAAATGTACAAAGATATGCGCAGTGATGTGCCGCAACAACGCGATGAAGCTAAATGGCTTGCGCTTATGCAGGCTGGTTTTGGTATTGCTGGCGGTACATCACCAAATGCGTTTGCTAATATTGCTCAAGGTGCGCAGCCAGCGCTGACTCAGTATGCAACGGCGCTTAAAGACATTCGTAAAGAAGACCGTGAAGCAGTTAAAGGTCTTATCGACGTCGGCCTTAGCAGAGAGAAGTTTATGCAAGAAGTTCAAAAAATGGGTGTTGACCTTGAGAAGTCAAGGATTGCCTACGATGCTGCAGTTGATGCCGCAAAAGTTAATGCTGCAAGTCGTATTAACGCTGCGGGTGCTGGGGCTAAACTACCCACTACGGGCAGCATTATGGACCAGCAAATTAAAACTGGGATTCTTATAGATCAATTAACAACTAAAGCAAAAGAAGGCCCGCTGACTAAAGATGAACAAGCTGCTTTGAACACTGCAATATCAAGCCAAAAACACTATATGGATATTTTGGCGCAACAACGTCCTGTGCAGCCAAACGCTGCGATACCAAACGCAGTTACAGCTCGACTTAAAGAAGACTCTGAATACAATAACTTAGAGGTTGCGTTGTATAGAGCGCGTAATGATCCTGCTGCGCAGGCAGAGATTAAGGAAAAAATGGACGCCCGAGTTGCTAAGATACAAGAAGATATTTCCGCAGGGGGTAGTGGCGGACGCGGTGTTGTTGGTGCTGGGGGAGCTGGTGGCGCACCTAACACGGGCGGTTCAGTAGGTTTGCCTTTTGGTGGTATTCGCTCACCGCAAGCGCCCGCTGCCCCTGCTTCTTCAGGTATATTTAACTATGATCCAAATAATCGTAGACTAATAACCGTAGGCAACTAATTTTAGGTGGAGTATCACTATGGCGGTAGTTAACATCCCTAACGTGGGATCGGTGAACTTTCCTGATTCAATGTCGCAAGCTGACATTATCAACGCAATTGAAAATGATATTCTGCCTAATTACGCAGGGGCTGCTGCTGCACCACAAAATGCAGTACAAACACCAGTAGCTGCCGCACCTGCGGTTACTGCGCCTACACCGGTAACTGAGACACCTACGCCAGAAGAATACTATGACCCTATGACGGGCGCTCCCGTAGGGAACATATCGTCTGCTACCCCGCAAAAAACACCAAAGTTGCCCGGGTCTGTTATGGCTGGGGTTAATGAAAATTTGCCACCAACGCAAACACCGCAAATTGATCCGGCGGTAAAAAATATTTACGATGCCGCTTCACAAGAAGAACGAGTAAAGCTTGCAAAATCTGACATAAGATTTGCTGAAGTAGCTAAGTACTACCGTGACCTAGACATAAAAAACAAAGAGTATTTAGAAACTAATCCGTCAGGTGCGATTAACCCATACATGGCGGACGATCGACTTGAGTATCGGGTTAGGGATTACATACGACAAGGTATGTCCCCTGAGGTTGCTTTAAATACGGCTAAACAAGATGCGCTTGAAGGCAAACCTTCGCACGTTTCAACAGCCGGGGAAGTTAAAGAAGCACCTGAAGAGTACATGCTAAAACGCGGTTATGCGTTAGACCCTAAGGCTCCGGGCTATGAGACCGCACTTAAGTTAGCGCAACGCACCGCACTAAAATCATTGTATGGGTTTGCTCAAGCAGGTGGTGGGCAACAAAAGTTTTTAGCCGAAGCTATTCTTGGAATTGACCCAAGTGATACAAATAAAACACTTGACTACCTTAGTAAACATACAGAAGCGTTAGGTGATCCAACATCAAAACCTTTAGCTCTTGTTGAAAACGCGGTCAGCTCAATTATTCAACAACTACCCGGGTTACTTACTGGTACAGAAGCGTTGTCTTTAGGGTCAATGTTTTTGCAAAGTTTTGGGCAAACGTATGACGATAGCCGCAGAAAAAATCTTGGTATTGGTGAAAGCACTTTTAGGTCTGCAGCTTATGGCGCACTTGAAGTATTAGGGGAAAAACTTGGTTTAGGCGATACTTTAAAAGGTATTAAGGCTGCTTCTCGTGGCATCCCTGACAAAGAGCTAATCGAACATTTTGCTAAGTCATTAGCTAAAGAAATACCCGGTGAACAATTAACTTATGCGGGCCAATTTGGTATTGACAAAGCATTTGCTCTAAATCCAGAAGCTGGCATCAAACAATTTTTAAATGGTGCTGTAGATACGCTGGCTGCTACTGTTGCGCAAGGCGGCATAATGATGGGTGGCGCTGCTGCTATCAACAAAGCCAATCAAGTTTACAGTGATGCAGCGGGTACTAGACGCGCTGAAGATGCAGCAGAAACAGCAAAACAAAATGCTTTGCAAAAAGCGCAAGATATGTTTAAGTTTACGCCTAAACAAAAAGGCGAGACTGTTGAGCAACTTACTAGCGTAACACCACCTGAGCAACCTGAAGAAGTAAAACCTCTTTCTGATCAGGGCGTCATTTGGCTTGAGCCTACTGAACAAACTGCAACTGAACCTTACATCGACCCTGAAACGGGCGAAGTTATGGAGAAACGCCCTGAACCAAAAATTGGTAGTGGGGGCAATGAAGCAGTTATACAGCGTCGTGCTGCCGAAATAGCAAGTGAGCTTGGTGTACCCAAGAATATTGCGTTGGCTATGGCGCAACGGGAAGCTTCAGAGAGGGGACAAAATGTCGAGCGAGCGCCTGCAAAACCTGACACTGGACGAGTTGAGCCAAGCATTTCTGTGCTTGAGTCAGAAGCACCCGCCGCCGAAGTCACTACACCACCTGATACTACAGGACTGGCTGGACCTGTCGAGACTCCTGAACCATCTGTTGCAGGAAAAGGAGAAGAGCCTGCTGCACTAGGTGAGATACCTACGCTTACTGAGCGCCCACCTGCTGCTGAGGAAACGCCTAAAACAGAAAAAGAACAGTTACAAGCTTTGCTTGCGTATGATGAAAATCGCTTAGCAACTTTACCTAAAACTACTGCTAATAATGGTGAGCGGTTTCACCTTGAAGCATCAATCAAGGACATCAAAGAAAAACTTGCGGCTCAAGAACCCACCGCTGAAACTGTTACCGCTAAAGAACCCACTGCTGAGACCCCTGCCACCCCTGTTGAGCAAGCACAAACTAAATTAGCCGATGCAGAGACTGCAGTGGCTGAGGCAACGACGCCTGAAGAAAAGACAGAAGCCACCAAACAGCGCAACGTGGCGCGGCAAGAGTTGAAGAAAGCTGAAGCTGCTGCACCTGTTGAAAAAACACTTGCTGCT